CCCGAAAGATAAAACTTGCTACAATTATCGGGACCATACAATCCACCCTGACCGACTTCAGGTATGTCAGGCCGATATGGAAGAAGAATGCAGAGGAAGAGAGGCTGTTAGGTGTCAGCTTCACAGGAGTATTTGACTGCCCAACGGTGCTCAACGCTACCCCGAATCAACTGGAAGAGTGGAGGACATCCGCTATCAATGTAAACGAGAAGTGGGCTAAACGGCTAGACATCAATCCGTCTGCAGCCATCACCTGCATCAAGCCATCTGGAACAGTATCTCAGCTGACTGGTGTAGCCGGTTCTGGACTACACCCCTCGTATTCCAAGTTCTATATTAGGAGGGTCAGACAGGACCGTAAAGACCCCCTTAATCAGGCCCTGATTGACGCTGGTGTGCCTGTTGAGGATGATCCATACAACAAGGAGGCTATAGTGTTTTCCTTCCCTATGAAGGCTCCTGCGAGGTCAAGGACTAGGCATGAGGTAACCGCAATACAACATCTAGAGATATGGAAAAAGTTCGCTCTTCACTGGTGTGAACACAAGCCAAGTGTCACCGTCTATATAGGTGAATCGGAATGGATGGATGTGGGCGCTTGGTGTTATAGGAACTTTGATATACTCAGCGGGGTAAGCTTTCTTCCCCGGGCAGATGACAACCACAGCTATGAGGTAGCCCCTTATGAAGAAATAACCAAAGAAGAGTACTCAGCGATCCCCAGAATGAAACCCATTAATTGGGAATCGGTAATAGAGCACGACGACAACACGGTTGGAAGTCAGGAACTGGCTTGTACCGGGGATAAATGTGAGATACTATGAGAGTATTACCATTCGATCAAGACATGGTGGACCGGGCTAAGGAATGGGCAGAGAGTATAGGGAGCCTAAATCGCTCCATCACCAGCGGGGAAGGAAACTTTGCCGGTAGGGTAGGTGAACTAGCGCTAGCCCATTACTTAGGTGTTGAGGTAGAGGACCACAAGGACTATGACTTAATCTACAAGGGGGACAAGATAGAAGTAAAAACTAAACGTAGGAGTTGTGCGCCTCTTCCACACTACGATGTGTCCGTGGCTAAAACCAGTGGACACCAAAAGGCAGATAGGTACGTTTTTATAAGCCTTCAATTCTCGGAGAAAAAATTCTGGGGGAAACCTTACGCAGGGAAAGGTCGGGTGGGGGGAGCCATTTACAATGGCCTCGAATTTGTTTGGCTATGCGGGGATATGGATGTTAAAGAATACTTTCTCAAGGCGAAGTTATGGCGTAAGGGGGACAAAGATAAATCAAACAATTTTCATACGCAAGCTGACATGTATAACATGAAAATAAAAGACTTAAATGAAACTTATAATTGTCATATAAGAACAGCAGAAACTGAGAGCTAATATGAACCTACTGATACTTCCGGACGCGCACGTTCACCCGGATTATAACAATGAAAGGTTCAGGGCGGTAGGTCGGTTACTCATGGAGGAGCAGCCTGAGTGTGTTGTTTGCTTAGGTGATTTGGCTGACCTGCCGTCCCTGTCCTCTTACGACAAAGGAACTAAAGGTTTCGAGGGTAGACGTTACAAAAAAGATGTTGAATCCGTTATCGAGGCGCAAGAACTCCTGTTCATGGACTTGAATAGGTTCAACGCGAGAAAAAGAAAGAACGGCAAGAAACAGTATAGGCCGCGCCTAGTGATGTGCTTAGGTAACCATGAGGATAGAATTACTAGAGCCATCAATTCGCAAGCCGAACTGGACGGAACAATAGGCATCCAAGATTTGCAGTATGAAGGGTTTGGGTGGGATGTTATTCCCTTCAAGAAGTGCGTCACCATAGAAGGTATTGCCTTCTCGCACTATTTCACCACAGGTATTTCTGGAAGGCCAATCTCCAGCACCCACATTGGGCATACGCTTGTCACTAAACTTCACTGCTCTGCCGTTCAAGGACATTCACATTTGTATAACCACGCAGAACACACAAGGCCTGATGGGCAAAAGATATTTGGGTTGTCTGCGGGTTGTTTCTCTCACCCGGAATATTCCGAAAGCTGGTGCATGGATACCGAGCATCAATGGTGGAGGGGAGTTGTGATTCTGGAAGATTTAGACGGGGAGGGTTATTACGATGGAGTTAGGACTGTGACATTAAGGAAGATTATGAAGAAATATACTTAATGCTCTTCACACAACCAGCCGGGAAAGCTGTTATGGAGGACCAATCCCCCTTCTCATCCTTTGTGTTAGCAACCTTCACCACATCCTTGTTTTTCTTGATTAAGTAGCCAGTGGTTAGCAGGACTGGGGGGTTAACCTCCTCGGGCTTTTCCCAACCCGCTGTCCCTAGAATATCTCTCCATTCGACTGTCACCAGTCGAGGATTTTTCACGCCGCTTTCCTAAACGGAAATCTTATATCCCGATCCATTCTTTCCCGGAAGACGCCATTGAATTTCTTCTTCAAGTCTAGAATTCTTACGTCAATCTTACGCATCATTTCTTCTTTTCTAGGCGCGAGGAGCTTACTCCTCCTGTATTTAGCCTTAAGCTTGTAAAGCTTTGTTATTTCCCCATGTATTTTTCTCAAGAGAGGGACGAGTTTAGCTACTGCATAGTGCTTGCTTTTCATGAACGATTTCCATTCCTCACTCTTCGGCCCGAACTCTTTGTAGACTCCCTCAGCAAACATTTTAGCGGCCCCGACTTCTTCTCTAAACGCATTGTACTCCGTGTTGGCATCCCACTTATCTCGTAGCTGAGGAGTGTCCCAGAACCGCCTGATGACAGGAACTTTATTCCATTGCACCTCTCCCGTGACCTCCTCCCTCGGGAGAAACGATCCTCCAGCCTGCATTCGCCACGGATTAAGGAAATTAACTCCCCTTGCTATGAAATTTCCAACGCCACCGGAAGCGGTCTTAAACATGTAATCTAATATTGGAGGGTCTATGCTAATGAACCCTTTTTCATATTTTGTCCCGAGTCTCGCTTTCTCTCCGCCGGGAATCCATGTGTACATCCCAGCTGAAAGTCTATTCAACCAATCAGCAACAAATTTAGCCGGTTTGGTCGTGCTGCTCCATGACCTATAGGCGGGGGGTTCCGTAGCCGTCCCTGCATAAGGCTGTTTGTACACGGGGTTACCAGCCCAGTTTTCATTAAGGGCTATATCGACAAAAGGGTCACCAATAGTGGGGGTCGCTGACTTGAATAATGTGTTGATGACACTATCACTGTGCGCAATATCCATAGGCGAAAATGATTCTCCTATTGAACTAACCATGTGCATCGTGGCTTGCCACGGATTTATCTGCCCCATCAGCATCGCTACAATAGTATCCCCAAAGACATTGGGAATATTGGAACCATAGCCTAATGGTATCTTGGCAAAGTTATCCGCTCCGGGAATCCACAGAAACATCTGCCTAGACCTCTGCCCCATATCTATTTTTGCGTAACGGTTCTTGCCGTCCTCATCATCACCGCTCATCAAATAGTTATAAAGGCTGAGAATTATTTGAGACCCAATAACGTACTTCAAGAACTTCCTAAACCGTCTGGACTTGTTAAAGGCGCGGAGGTAAGTTGCCCCACCGGCTGTTCCCGCATTGAAAAATAGATACCATGAGTTGAAGATTGGCGTTAACTCACCCTTCATGGTGAAATTAACAGTAAGATTCCTAGCAGCCTCAACACCTAACTGAATGGCTTGAATCTCTGTAAGACCATTCCTCATAGCAACCCGTTTGATTTCAATATAAGTGGCTAATCGCATGGCGTTCTCTACAGAACCGTTTACATCGCTCACATAATCAGCCATCGCCTTGATGCCCCTGAGCCATCCCTTTCGGGTTCCATTCTTGACTATATCACCGATTTTGTTTTCAAAATGCTTTGCGTCTTTAAAGGCGTAGAAATCAATACGCCCACCATTCTCAGTAAACTCTCTAGCAGCAGCAGAATGAATAGTATCACTCTTTCCTGTTCTTATATATCGGTACATCCCGGCTATTGATTTCGGGAGATTCTTTGTGGCCCCTAATGCAATTTCTTTTGCTTGGTTCGCTTCAATGCCTTTCTTGATTTCAGACAGTGCTATTATGTTCTGCACAGCAAACTGATAATCTTTAGCAAAGTTAGTTACAATAAAAGGAGGAGACCAAGCTGTATGCATCATACCAAAATATCTGTTTATTACGCCAACCCATCTTGTCACGTTACCGGGGACGCGATAATGAGTTTTGTTTAAGGCTCTCCCTATATTTTTATCCTTGACGAGAATATGCCACTGCTCCCCATCCTGTTTGAAGGAGATAACATGTTGCGGGTCTGACTGCTGTGGCAGCGGAAGGTCCAAGAATAAGTCTGACGTTTCCGGGTCTCTCCCTTTGAAGAACTTTTTGTCCTCGTCCGAGACGATCATCATATAGTCACCAAGAAACTTCTCGTTTTCTATGACCATTCTAGCAAACGCTTGGTCCACCTTATTCTTTTCGGCCCTCTCGATGGTTACTTTAACCTTATGAAATGCCCATGCCCACGGGCTTTCGGCAGCGCTCCTTCTTCCGACCCTCTTCTTTTCTTCAGGCCCCCTTATTCCAAACCCTTTTGCCTTTCGCAGGTCTCCAAATAAATCCCATGTTACCCCCCTATTATCACCCTTGAGGGGAACATACGTGCTAGCGTATTTCTGTCGTTGCGCTTGCTCCCCTACCCAACCTATTGGTTTCCCATTTTTAAGGGTAGGATTATAGTGCCGCTGCCCGAGCCATTGCTTTATCTGCCACTCTGGAACCAGCCCTTCGTCCCGTAAAATATTTAACCGATAGTCTAGAGCGTCATAAACATACTTAGCGGCTTGCTGCAGATGCTTCATCCCTTCTACGCCCAGCTGGTCCTGCAACTGCTGCAGAACTTCTTCCGCAGAAAGTAGTTGAGGCCCAGCCTCTGCCTCTAGGATTAGGTTAGGTCTTGCCAACCTCTCGGCTTTAGTGCTGAAGATGCCAGCTGGGGGTGGAATGTTTGCCTTCTTCTTCCAACCCGAATTCTTTGGTTCATCGTTAACCGAAGGGGCATGCGCTGCGTACAGATAATTTCCAAATTGAGTCATATCAATTTTGTGTTTCTGCGCAAATTCGATCAAGGGCTCGATAAAATCCCTATGAAAATCATGTTGCTTTTTAACAACTATATTGTGATAATCCCCTTCGACTTCGGATGGTTTTCTGGTTATTGTACCATCAGTAGCCTCCAAGAAATTCTCATAGTCCTTTATGGTTCCAAAGTAATGAACAATGGCACGGTAAAGTTGTGTGCCCGGCTCTATGCGGAAGCGTTGTCCGCCACGCTTGCGCCCCAATCCACGGATCGAGAGCTGTGATTCCTTCTTCCACGATTTTGGCCCCCATACCATTTTAAAAAGGCTACCGAGCCCCTTTTTCGGCTCAACAAAGTCTCTAGCCGCTTCTGGCATAACTTGGCTAAGACCAATAATTTCTCGCGCTGCTGTCTCATCCGGATCGGTAAGGGGCTCCCCCCACCCTTCTTCGGTCTGGTAAAGAGGCATGTTAAGGAAGTTCGCTATATAAACATTCTTCTTCCCATTCGCTCCGTTGATAGTTTTTAGATGGGAATTAAAAGAGGAACGGATAAGAACCATCACCTGCCAGCCCTTGAGTTCGGAGGTGAACATGAACTTCAGCCGGTGCAAGCCCTGCGCAATGTAATGGAGAAGCGTTCTCCAGAAGGTGTTGTCGCTTGGGGTATTTTCCTCTGCGTAGTAAGCCATCGTTTCTTCTAGGACGAGCCACTCATTAGCCTCTGGGTGCGTCCTGCGTACAGCTTCACGAGCGGTGATGTGGGCCTTGCGCACACCAGCGTCAGAGATGGCAAGCTTGGCAATCTCCCCAAGAAGCGACATGTATAGCTTCGTTCCCATGACAGCCCTGAACCCATGTGCTCCTATCTCATGCATCATAATAGGAACAACCCGATCTTCCTCTATATTCTCCGCGACCATACTAACCTTGTTATTAAAGGCTACAGCCCGGACTCTCTGATCTGAAGCAAGATTGGGGGGAAGGTCTCCCTGCGTTTCGTATATATTAACGACGTTAAATATTCCGGGACCAAACGTCATCAGGAGTTTATTAAAGAGCCGCTTTGCAGTCGTTCCTTTTACAGCCCGCGGAGCGGTGAAGTATTGAGGGAAACCGCCTTCAGTGTAGAGACTGTATAGTTTTGTCTCGTCGTCGTCTATATTATTCGGGTCTAGGGTGGGATCGTTAGCAAAAGTGTCGTCTTGCTCAAGATCGACTAAAGTTATTTCCCCCCTCTCTATCTGTTGCTGCCGCCTTCTTGTCAAGGCATCAATTCTTTTCTGATCTTGATCCGACAAAGCTTCAGCCCCTAAGTCTGTTTCACGACCAACCCAGCCAGCAACAGCCCGTCCTGTTGACACCGGAGTTGTTGTAACCCCCTTATAACGAGAAACAGACGCACGAATTCTCCTGTAAAACTCTTCATCATCTAATGCCTTTTTCAGGTCTCTTCCGGGTTTTTCCTTCAGCCACTCTTCAAATGTCTCCTTTCCCGCCTCCGACTCTAATATGCTTTTAACCCATTCCCTCTCGGTCTGCATATACAACTCTTGTCTGCGTAACCCTTCCGGCAACCAAATTAGATCATCAGTTCCCGGGACCAGTCCAAACACACGACCTTGCGCAGCTTGGGTGGGGTATTGTCGCCCTCCTTCTTCAGCGGCTCTGGCAGCTTCATCCCTCAACCAAACGTTGACAGGCTTGTCACCATAGAACGCGCCGCCACCATACTTGTCTAGTGCTCTCTGAAGAGCAGCGTCGGAACCTTCCTCATCCGGGCGTGGACCAAAGCGCTCCACGATCCCCAACTGATTGTAAGTAGCGGGAAGGTAGGCTTCATAATACGCTGTATCATTTATTATGAACTCTTCAATCGTTACTCCATAATCATTCTGCCACCTTCTAATCGGAGCAACTTTGATCTGATCAGACAGTTGTTCTTTTGTTACACCTTCTGGAAGCAACGCTTTTTGAATTCCGAAGTTACTTTCTATATATTCATCAACGTCTTTTAATGTACGAAGATATTCCCAATGGTTCCATCCATAGTCTGCAAGACTTGGGTCTTCAATGAATTTGTGTTGATACGGCTTACTTTCATCCCATTCATATACTGCCCACTCCCCTTCCTCATTCCGTTCTATTTTGAATGTGGATACGCCTATAACAGCCTCATATAAACCTTTTTCAACTCTCTGTTTAAAGAAAGGCTGAAAGAATCCTTTTGTGGGGCGCTCTTCTGCACGAGTAACAACACGCTGTTGCTCCATAGGCTCAATCAGCTCATACTTACCCGTCTCCTCATTAAACTCTACAACTTCCTTTCTTACTTTAACATAATCAACTTTATCAGGAGTGGGGGCTATCTCTTGAGGGAGCATGGACCACGCCTCATCTGGAATCACACCCACCTCAGCGACACCCTTTATCTTCCGTACAGCATCCATGACGGATTTGGAGCCGGGTGACGAGGGGGAGATGTTAGAGACGTGGGTTCTTATAACCACATCGTCTGTGATCACATCCCGGAGTTCCACCATCACACCACCCTTAGAAATCTCGAACACATGCTCTTGGCCTTTAGGCATGAACCCTTCTTTCAGAATCTCAAGCCTCGGTTT